TCTAACGTTAATAAATATCATATCCATTTCCATGATTACACCGTTTCCTGTATTAACTTCGTCAAGTGTTATAATTTCAAATCCTATTTGATGCAGATATCCAATAACCTTACCTGCTGATGGGGCGCCAATATTATAATTGTGAGGTTGCAGTTCTAGCCACAAATATTTTGCATTGTGAATGAATCCAGGTGATCCTTGAATGATATCAAGTTCAGCGCCTTGAACATCCATTTTAATTAAATCAAATTTTTGTCCAGGCAGTAATGAATCTAATGTAACTGTTCTTCTTTTCTTTGAAGTAAATGGAACGTTTGTATTTTCTTTATATATTCCATTGCCTTGATTGTTTTCTTTATCTTCACATGAATAATAATCTACTTCTTCATTATTTTTACCAACCAAAGCTGTAATATAATGACCGGTTTTTATAAGATCATCTATATGGTCAGTATTAGCTTCAATCATTAATGCTTTTGCATTTGGATAATGTTCTTTAAATGTTTTTGTCCATTTACCTTTATGAGCACCAATATCTAATACAGTATTGATTTCTATTTGATGATGTTTAAAAAATTCAAATGCTTTAAATTTATAAATCATTTATACCATTTAAATATTTCTATCATTATGACAACTATAATTACTATTATAATTGCTTGAACAAAAGGATCCATTACTTATTCCTTTTCTTTTTTTTCTTAGAAATTGGTTTCCCCTGCCAATCCCATTTTTTATGATAAGCCTTTAATAACTTGGCTATTGCTTTTTTATAGTTTGTAAATGTCATTAGTTTATTCCTTTTGTTTCTTCAAGGTCCTTAATTACATCTTCTGTGATATCAACTTCCCCTTGATTATGGCAGTAATCACAATCTATTGGCATTTTTTTTCTATCATCATGGCTGAATGAATATACATATCCATTACCATTACACTTTGGACAAATTATTTTTCCACTCATATTAGTTTGTTGTAGCTACATCAGCAAATTTTCTTTTACCATTTGTTGTGTAATTCCAAATTATTCCTTTCTTGATTAAATCATAACGTTTTAGTTTTTGAAATGTTTGCTCTGGATTAAATCCGGCAAACTCACATAATTCAATAAAGTCTTGATTATAAACTCTACCAAACCACTTAGTCTCTCGCCACTCGTCTCTCGACATTGCAACTGTGCATATGCCAAACGTATCTTGAATCGCTTGAACAAATACTGCACGCCAAAGCTTTTGCTCTGGTGTCAATGGTCTTGCATCTGTTTCTAAACTATTTAAGTTTACCATTTAATGTTCTCGCTTTCTCGTTAACTAGTGTCTTAATTACTTGGCTTCGACTTAACTTAATATCTTTTTTAAGTTTAGTTTGAAGTTTTGTTACAACCGCATAAGTGTCATTATCAACAGTTATGTTTTTGTATTTACTAAAGTCAGTCATTTGTACCTTTCTTATTTGTTTCTTAATATATAGGATATTATATTAAACAAGTCAAGTGCTATTGTTTTCTTCCCTGACCTCTATATTCTTTTCTACTATTACGTTTATTAGGGCTTTTAGAATGACGTCCCGGACGTTTTTTATTGGTTTGTTCTATGAACTTACCGTTACCTAGATTAACTTTTCTTGCCATGCGCCTTTATATATTCTTTATCGTCATTACTTAATTTCATATACTTTATAACTCCATTAACAAATTGTCTAGTATCTTCACCACAATTTGTGCATCTATAGTAATCATGTACAATTGCTACTAGAAATGCTTCTTCTCTACATTCAGGGCAAATACCAAGAACATTATCAACAAATATAGAGGGTTTAAATTTAAGTTTTTCCATTACATCACAGTGTAAACAACTCTACCATTTAACTTCTGTGCATTCAAATATTGTTTTCTGTTCCCTGAATCATTGTAACTGCAATGAACCCAGCCAGAGTTAGGATCATTAGGACTCCAAAATTCTAATATACATTGATCGTAGTCAAGATTATTTACAATCCAATCACTTAAATCTTTATTATGTACTCCAAATATCTCAAAGTCAGCTGCTTGTCCTTTTGTATGTTGACTCCCGCTGCTCGATCCTATGGCCTCGCAAAGCGCTGCTGATCTGTAGCCGGAAGAAATAGATACTGGTATTTTAAAATGATTTCTAATTGGTTGAAGAATATTTTTACAAAGTAATATTAAATTAGTTATATGTTCGTCTTGAGGATCGTTAGCTATACCAAGTCTAATTGCTTCATGTGACTTTGTTAATTCATCTAATGTAAAATTTTCACTTAGTTTCATTTCTTAATTTTTAAATAACCTCAATAACGTGTTTTTCATATTGTTTGTTTGTAGAAAAGTTATCTAAAGTTTTAGCCATTGCAATAGGATTTCTATTTAATGTTACTTCTCTAACTCGTCTAAATTCTGCATACACTCTTTTTGTATTTAGAATTTCAATGTAATACTTAACAGATTCACATTTGTTTTTAAAGACCCTGACTCTCCAATCTATTGTAGTAGGCTGTAATAATGGCAACATTCCCTCTTTTGACCATACTCTTATACCAAATAGGTTGTGCCCTTCACGTGCAAACCGTGATCTTCCATAGTCACTTTCTACAACAGCCTGCGCTATTATTAATTCTGTGTTGATTCGTTCTCGTCTTGGTATGTTAAAATTTAGATAATTAATGCAATTAGTGAGGGAGGATATGAATTCTTTGTCGTTTGAGTACTCAAACCTAGGAGGTCCAAATCCTAGTTTCTTGGCCCAGGCGATTGTCTCACTCTGAGTCTTCTTCTTGGCGACTGGATTCGGAAAGAATGTACCTAATGCAAATGCTACTAGAGCTACTATCAAATATTTTATTAATAAATTCTTTATTGTCATAACATTTACAGTGATTTAATAAGCAGCATCCAACTGCTAGATTGTTAATACAATTACTTGCAGTTGCAGTTTTTGTCGTCATCATTTGCTTTTAACTTTACACCAGCTAAAAGACCAATAAAGCCCCCGATGATTGTTTGAAAGGCAGGGGATATTAATTTAAATATTTCGGCATTGTCTACTTTTTCATCAAATAGACCAGTCATAAGAGTCATAACCATACTTAATACAACAATACATAAGGTAGTTGTAACAAGAGTAGTTACTACAAATGTTAATTTTTCTTTACTCATTTTTTGTCCTCCACTTGATAAAACATATCATCAGTGTCTTCTAATTGCCAGTTTTTATTTTCAACATTCCATTCTGTAGTTGTAACTTTATAATCTGGCCAATGTTTAGAAGTAGTAAAACTACTAATGTTCCACAAAATACGATTCTTAGGCTGAGCTGCATAATTACCGTTATCAAGGGCCAAAATATGTGCGCACTTATGTTGATCAGGTATTTCGGAATGTTCAGTATCCAAGATATTAGGATCTGGATGTGCCCAATCAATTGTAAATAAATATTCACCATGTATAAATTTTTTATCTTTACCTAAATATTTACAGCGTTGTCCGATTAAAAAATCAAAAGTAGTAACAGCAGGATAATAACTAAATGAATTCCATAGCTCAAGATCTTCGAGATCTGGAGATTCCATTTTTCCTTGATGCATAGTACCGCTGTTTCTTCCTTGAAGAAAAGCACTGATAGGAAGCCTCCAATATATTGCACCATTCGTAAGTAAAGCATGAAATAAGATTGCACGCCCTGGAATGCTTGCAATAGCAAAGACCACACAATCTTCAACTTCGCCATTATGTTCTCGTAAGTCATATAAATACTCCCTTCGTATTTTACAGTATATGGGTGGTATGTTTGCATTTAAATAAGACATTACAAGAAATTAAATTTTCTTTTTTTGCCCTATTTTTTTCTTTTTTTTAGGATTAACTGGTTTAACTGCTCCGCCTCTAACCATTCCTTCTTCTTTCTTATCTTCTTTTTTATTTTCAGTAGAAGGGGGTGGAGTATATCCAGTTTGTGTTGCTTGTGGAAATAAAGCTTGTGTATAATAAGTTTGTTCGTAAGTTCCTGGTTTACCTTGATATATATTAGATTTAGTTGCTAAAGCTCCGCCTAAAGACATCTTTGCAACAGCTTTGCCTGTTCCTCTTAATTGGATACCAAACTTACGCATTTTATTATTTATCTATAAATAAAGTTATATTTAAAGCACTTATATTAGCTGTTACACCAATACCATCAATAATACCTACACCGTTTCTTCCAGCATACAAAATACCATCTTCTGGTAAATTTAAAGTTTCTGTTCCACCTGCTCCAACAGATATTGCAATATAAACTTGTGTATTAACTGATGAACTAACAGTTGATGCATTTGCTAATCCATTGATAACAGCTCTTCCAGCAGGACCAGTAGATTGAATCATTAATCCTCTTAATCTTGTAGGACCAGCAAATAATACTTTATTTGATTCATCGCTTGCACATAGAACTGGTTTTACATCACTTTTACTCATTTAAACTCCTTAGTATTTAAGGAGCCCCGAAGAGCTCCTTAAAATAAATTAATTATACTGCAGCACTAAATGGTGTTGCTACTGCTCCTGTAGCTCCAGATACTACATTAACTTTGTATCTGTTAGCTCCTACTACTGTAGCAGTAATAGTTGCTCCGCCTACTCCACCTGTAGTTGTACCATTTAAAGTAATAGTGTCTGATGCAGTTGCTGTGCTAAATACTAATGCAGTAGTTCCAGAACCGAAAATGGCTGTTCCTACTATAGTATCAGAAGCATTTGCTACTTGTACTACAAAATTACCTGTTACTGTTGTTGAAAGTACAAAATTAAAAGTTGCACCATAATTATTTGCCTGATTTGGATCAGTTGGATCACTTGGTGAAGTTGAATTTACTGCAGGTAAAGTAAAAGTTGCTGCAGCTGTACTTGTGTAATAGATTTGTTTTCCAGCATAGTTAGCAACATCTAATGTTGCACTTACTGCTGTTGTTACTGAGTTTGATATTCCAGCACTAATAAAACCTGCTAAAGATTCTACTGGTCCTGAAAATGTTGATCTGCCCATATTATTCTCCCGTATAGTGGTTAAGCTCTGTAGTCTCTATACCGTCTGTCTAGCCAGTCTACAAAACTAATTATATCTAGATTATTTATTATTATAAAAGAAAAAGGGGCCAAAGTAAACCTTGGCCCCTTTTATGGAAAGACTTAATTATTAAGCCGCTCCTGGTGTTCCGAAGATTCCTCTAGGGTCAGACCAACCGAAGCTGTATCTTTCTCTAGCTTTAAATCTAACGTTACCAGTGTCAAAATCGCCTTCAATAGCTGTTTTGATTGGACTTCTAACGAAATTTTTCAATCCGTTAGGAGCATCTGTAATGATAAAGAATGCATCTGTATCAGTTAAGAAATGGTTGATTCTGTAACCTTCAGGAATCATTCCCATATTTAACATAGCATTGATATCGTTATCAGATGTAGATGTTCTAAGTGGAGATCTTAAAACTCTCTCAGCAGTAAATTGTAATTCTTTTGGAATAATCAATTTTCTACCTTGAAGAGCGATTTTCAATCCTCTTTCATCTACAAATCCTGCAATGTCAATTAACGATTGTTCTAAAGAAGTTTCGTTAAGATCCGCTGCAGTAGCTAAAATGTTTGAAAATGTTGATCCATTAGCAAGAGGATGGTTGCTAGCTAAAAGCTGAACTCCATCGCCTCCTGTGTAATTAGAATCAAAACCATTATTCAAAATGTTAGCTGCTATTGTTTGTTTAGTTTGTGACATTGAACGAGCTAAAGCTCTAGTGTATCTAGAAGCTAATCTATCGTACAAGTTATCTTCAATAGCTTCCTCAGTAATAGCAAATGCTAAAGCAATTGTATTATGAGTGTATCTTGAAGTATAGGCTTCAGAAGCTTGGTCGAATTGCACTCCTGCACCTTCTTGTTTGATAGCTGCACCCGCAAAACCTGTTAACATTACTTCTTCTTCAAAAGCTCTGTCTGAAGATTCAGATGTAAAGATTTCTGCGTGTTCGTTGTCGTATCTGTTGTATTCCAGGCCGAATAGGGCATTCAATCCTGGCTCTAGTTCTTTAACTAGTTGTGATCGTGATATAGCCATAGTTTATTCTCCTATTATAGTCCTGTTCCTTGATTATAGAAATGATTGCTAATTCTAACCAAGATATTAGCACCTGACGTTGTCAGATCGCTATTAGTTATATCTTGAGAAATATCAATCGCCTGAACTACGAATGTAGAAGCAGTTCCTGAAGTCGCAACGTCTAATTGAACTTGCGATATTCCAGTTTGTGTGCTTCCAGATACGTTAGTTACTGAATAGTTTTGAAACAAATCCGCAACTACGAACGATAAGTTCGCATTAATTTCATAAACCGTCTGTGGACCATCAATTACAAACGCAGTGATGTCTGAAGCGTTTGTGCTTGCTGGATAATAATTTTTCCAAGTTGGTTTTTGAGTTGTTGGATCTGTATAAAAACAACCATTAAAAACACCTACAACAGCGTTAGAAGTTCCAGCAACGTATCTTGTGATGTTTCCAGAAGTAGTTGGTATAACCAAATCTCCTTGGAAAATCGCAGTAGTATTGTTTGCTGCAATTCTATATCTGTTTTGAGCGTTAATAAATGGACTGCCGTTTAGTTGTCTAGATGGTCTAAGACCAAATTTTTCTAGTACGTTTGCCATTTTTTATACTCCGTTTTGTTTATTTAATTTACAGTAGTTGACCTTTGCCAAAAAATTATGACTTACGTCCACCACCAAAAGTTACACGGGATTGTCTATCAATATTGATAGGCATTCCTGGTCGTTGTTCCTTCATCAGATCAGCATCAATCGACTTAATTCTATCCTGAGTAATTCTTTTAAAATACTCGGAACGACTTTTGACAATCTCTTCAGGTATCCTTGCCAACACAAGGCCGCCAACCCCTACTAACCCAGCATATTTTCCCTCAGCGATTATTGGATAGTCATGATCACCCATAGAATTTTGAATTTCTTCGGCTCTCACAAATTCCCAACCTTCTCTGAGTTTTTTAGATACGTTTGCCGTATCCTGAAAACCCTGCGATTCTGTTCTAATCCATCTGTGAACAAAACCCGCTGGTGCTTTTGGTGCATCCAGACTTGACGGTGGAGCCCAAGGCTTCTTACGAAGATCCTTATTTCTTACTTCGGACTCGCGTGAAGTTTTTTTATTTATTTTATCGCTCATTATACCTCCTTCACGTATTTAGCGTACTCTTCTAGTGGCACCCCTAATTTTTTAGCAATAGCCACCTGTGATTTGGTGAGTCTCACGGTTCTGCGTCCTGATTGTTTTCTACCAGCAGAAGCAACAGTTTGGACGGGTTTTCTGTTCTCCTCTGTAACCTCAGTTTCCTGAGATTTAGCAAACTTATGAGGATATAAATCTCTCATACGTTTATCTACCTCATTATAATACTCATCACTCTCTGCGTCAAACCCCTGACTTACCAAGTCTTCATGAAGCATAAATGCTGAGTTTGTCATGTATTTATCATTACCAAACCACTCATTTTTTTCAGCCCATGACTTAGCTTTTGTACTTGGAGCAATTGGTTGTTGAGGTGCTTGTTGCACAGGTTGAGCTTTTTGTTGTTCATCAAAGGATTTCTTAGCTGCCTCACGTTCGCTCATAACGATTCGTGCCTTTTCCTTCTCAACTGACAACCTTGTTAGTTCGTCTTGTGCAGTAGCAATTTGTTCCGCATCTTGAGACTCAATGGCAAGCTTTAACTTAGATTTAGCTTGAGCACGTTGAGCATCAACTCTTGCGTCAAATTCTTTAATATAGTTTGTGTCTACATCCATATACTTAGATTCAGCATCTGAGTATTTTTTCTGTAAACCTTTAGCATATTCTAAAGCAGCTTGTTCTCTTCTTTCTGCTTCACGTATTTTATAAGTTAATTTATCAATACGTTTTTTTACGCTTTCAGTATATTCTTCTAGATTCTCACCTGCTGGTTTAGCTTGAGTTTTAGTTTCAACTTTAGCTTCAACCTTAGGTTGTTCCTCTATTTCTTCAATGGCAATTTTATCTTTTTCAGATTTATTGTCATGATTTGTATATCCTAAATCAACTTCCCCAACATTTAAATTAGGTGCTTTTTTAGGTTCGTCTTTTTCTTTTAATTCAACCGAAGCTTCATTAACATCATCTAGATCTAATTCTACTTCTGGTTGTTTTTTTGTTTGTTCATCCATGTTGTCCTCCTATTAGTACATGTGCAAAATATCGGAAGGGTTATCTATCTTAGCAATGATTTCATCATCATTAAGAATTCTAACTTCTCCTCCTTCTATTTTGAATCGGCTACCTGCATATCTTCCAAAGATTACCCACTCACCCTCTTTGCACCACGGCCCTAATGGAAATTTATCTTTGTCTCTAAAACAAAGATTTCCCATTTTAAGAACATAGGCACAAACAGTTGTCATTTGGATTGTGTCTTTAGAATTATCAGATAGAATAATTCCACCTTTAGTTTGAGCTGGCCCAGCATAAGGCAAGACTAAAAGTCTCCAGCCTGTTGGCTGAGGCATTCTATCTAAAGTAGATTTATCTATTGAATTTGGATTGAGAACTTTCTCAACCACTTCCTTGTCTTGGTAAACGTCTTTTAAACCTTCGTGTATAGAAGGTATATCAGTTGTTACTGTTGTCGTCATCTTCACTATTCTCCCGTTTCAGCAGGTCATTAAGATCCTGAAGCAGAGTTTCTAAAGCTCTGAGTTGACCCCTAGCATAGTGAAGTTTATCAAGCGTGTCTATACCATAGCAAAGTTCATCCTTCATTAAGGTTAAACGCTTATTTATTAGTTTTTTTATATCTTGGACTGTATTGTAATCAACCATCTGTTTTAATAAAATTACTAAACATTACCTTTTTTTCTCCCTCATAGCAAACAAAATAATCATGTGATTTAACTTCATTTTCTATAAAGTTTAAGTCAAATGATTTAACATCATCTATCATAATTAGTTGTTGCTCTGGAGATCTATCCATAAAGAACTTCATTTCATTTAATATAGATTGTGTATCATGTGGACCATCTAATAAAACAAAATCGTATTTATTAATTAATATCTTTTTTTTATTATAGATTGGATATCCATCTGAAAACTTATCAAAGAATTCTGTATCTTCTAAATTAATTAAATTAAATTCTGGATAACCATGTGACATGTATACTAACATGTCTTGCTTCATTTTATTGTTATATCCTGTGTAATCAATACCTAATGATGCATCAGATTCATTATATGGAATATCCCCATAAGGATCTATTCCTAAATGTATTAATGGTGTTTTTTGGTGTCTTCTCCAAGCATCTATTATAAGCTTACTTGCAAAGCCATCTCTTACACCAATTTCAACTGTATTACCTATTGGGTCTTTTAAAAATTGAATAGCCTGTTCAATTAAATCATACTCAAGACTATCGCCTTGAGGCTCATTTGATTTAATCAACATTCTTATTTCTTTTAATCTTTCTTTTTAATTCTTGTCTCCATATCCAATAGTCTAGCCAAGAAGAAAATTTTTTAATTAAATTAAATATCATTTTTTTAATTTCTTTTTTAACTTTTTAATTTGTTTTTGCAATTTAAAAATAATATTTTCTAAATCGTTAGGACCTTTATCTTTAAAATTCATTAGAATGTTTTTTCTATTTTTAATAAAGTTATATTATCTATGTAAGGTGTATTTACACTATTGCAAGAAGAAAGCAATAACAAAACAACTAAGTATTTCACTACCCGTTTTCTTGTTCTTTAGGTTGTGGTTTATTAGCCATTGTTCTAGCTACTGACTCAGCACTCCTGCCCACAACATACCCTCCGAGACCTATTTGTAATAATGTCCATACATCTCCTGGAAGAGTTATAGTTATAGA